GTGTCTGAGTCTGCCATCTACAAGTGGGTAGGCGAGGGAGAGTTTCCTAAGCCATACAAGCTTGGAAGCGGAGACTCTAAGAGGTCGGCCAGCCGTTGGAGTTCTGAAGAGATACAAGCTTGGTTAGATAATCGTCGTGATACCTAACGCTAAGTTGATCTTGGGTCCACCAGGCTGTGGGAAAACCTATACTCTGATACAAAGAGTAGAAGAGCGTTTGGGTGAGGGGGTCCATCCATCCAAGATAGGGGTAGTTTCATTCACAACTAAAGCAATTAATGAGTTTGTTGAAAGGGCTTGCTCTAAGTTTAATTTAAACCGTACGGACTTCCCACACTTCAGAACCTTACATGCAACAGGATACCATGCCCTAGGGCTGCAGTCTCAAGACATCATGGGTCGGGAGGATTGGAAGAGGTTAGGTAGTATACTGGGCGTAATGTTCGACGGAGGTGACAGCACATCGATGGGTGATGGCATATCTATTCCTGCTATGGGTGGGTCAGGGGCCAAGTATCTCCAGCTAATCATGAAGTCATGCTATCGCATGTCAACATTAGATCACGAATACAACTACGAAGCTGACTACAAATTGAATTACTCTAAGCTAGTGCAAATCAATGACCAATTAATAGAGTACAAAAGCCGGCTAAACAAAGTAGATTTCACTGACATGATATCTCAGTACATCAAGGTTGCTGACACACCGCACCTTGCTCTGTTGATCGTAGATGAAGCGCAAGATTTAACTCCATTACAGTGGCGAATGGTGGAGAAGATGGCGCGGACTGCCGATGAGGTTCTGGTTGCAGGAGACGATGACCAAGCGATACACAGGTGGACGTCTGTAGACGTGCGTGAGTTCGCTAATTCCTCTGATGATGTCGAGGTGCTCAACAAGTCTTATCGCCTCCCACGCAGCGTCTGGGAGCTAGCCATGCGTATCTCCAGACGCATCCCTGGTAGGCTACCCAAAGAGTTCTATCCAAGGGAGGAAGATGGTAGAGTGTCGGTAGTCGGAAGCCTATGGAATCTTCCCTTGGATAGAGGCTCTTGGACAATCATGGCTAGGACTAACAGTTTTGTGAATGATATATCCGAGAAGCTTGAAGAGATGGGATACTTTTATAGCCGAAAGGGTAGGTGGTCTATCGATGAGAATAAGATCACTGCCATGCGGGTGTGGAAAGATCTGACAACCTATGGCGCCTATGTAGCACAGGTTAAAAAGTTGTATGAAGTAGCCCCTAAGATGGGTCCAAATGCTGTTGTTAAACGAGGTTCACTTAAACTCTTAGAGGCCGCGGGATCCACGGAAATGTTAACACATGAGATCCTTGTGAAGGATTTTGGAATGTTGGCCGATATAAACTTAGACCCCATGGACGTTGTCAATCTTTCACAAGAGGAGAAACTATATATACGTGCCATTGAACGTAGGGGGGAGAGTGTCTACCGGGATCCTAGAATAAAGCTATCGACTATTCATGCTATGAAGGGCGGGGAGGATGACAACGTTGCGGTATACTTAGGGTCCACTAAAAATTGTGTCGAAGGCAAGCATCCGGAAGACGAGCACAGGGTTTTTTATGTTGCCGTAACTAGGGCGAAAAACAATTTGTTTCTCGTGGAGTCCAACAAACAATACAGGTACAAAATATGAAAAGAGATATGGTCCTAGACAAGGCTAAAGAGTACATCAACGGGCAAAGGGCCGACGATTATGGAGATGCACACGATAATTTCACGCGCATTGCTGACGGTTGGAATATTATAGTTAAAGAGTCTTATATAAACCCAGGATACATTACTCCCCAGCACGTAGCTTTGATGATGGACTGGGTCAAAACAGCCAGACTTCTAAATGACTTAGGGGGAGATGACTCTTGGATCGACAAGTGTGGGTACTCAGCTTTGGGTGCAGAGTTTTCTGAAAAGGATGAGTCCGTACATAAAAGGCTAGATCAATGGCTGGGTAAAGGCGGAGTTTAATCATGAGCCAAAAAGAAATGTTTGACAAAGATTACTTGATCGCCAGACAGATGGATCAAGGTAAGCAACTTGTATGGAATATCCCAACAGAGTTCCCGGATCTGACTAAGCACAAACAGATAGCTGTTGATCTTGAGACATGTGATCCCAACCTACTTAAGCTTGGACCTGGGTGGGTGCGTAAGGATGGATACATTGTGGGCATTGCGGTGGCCGCTGGGGACTGGGAGGGGTACTTCCCTATACGACATGCCAACGGTCACAACATGGACGCTAGGATAGCTCTCAAGTGGCTACAGAAGCAGATGGCTACACCTCACATCGATAAGATTATGCACAACGCTAGCTATGACTTGGGATGGCTGAGGGCCGAGGGTATTAAAGTGGAAGGCCGTATCATAGATACTATGGTTACGGGGGCAGTAGTAGATGAGAACAGGTTCTCATACAGCCTTAACAACTTGGGCCGAGATTATTTAGACGAGAGAAAAGATGAAAAGCTTCTTCGTGTTGCGGCGGCGGAGTGGGGATTAGATCCAAAGGCCGAGATGTACAAGTTACCTCCGGAGTTCGTAGGCAAATACGCGGAACAGGATGCAGGGTTAACCTTACGTTTATGGGAACGTTTAAAGGTAGAGTTAGAAAAGCAAGACCTCTGGAACATTTGGGGCTTGGAAACAAGTTTGGTTCCCATGATGTGCGACATGCGTCAGCTAGGTGTACGAGTAGATCTAGACAAAGCTGAACAAGCCAAGAAGGTTTTAAAAACTAGAGACAAAGAGTTCCGATTAGAGATACACCGTCAGACAGGGGTTAATATTGAACCGTGGGCCGCGGCATCGGTGGCTAAAGTGTTTGACTCTATTGATCTGAAGTACCCTAAGACAGAGGCAGGGGCGCCTTCTTTCACCAAGCAGTATCTAAACTCCCACGCACATCCTGTGGCACAGATGATTGTAAGACTACGTGAGGTCGATAAAGCAAGTAGCACTTTTATAGACACCATACTACGGCATCAGCATAACGGCAGAATACATTGTGAGTTTCACCAGCTACGAAACGATGGCGGAGGCACAGTAACGGGGAGATTTTCCTCGTCTAACCCCAACCTTCAGCAGATTCCTGCAAGAGATCCAGACATTAAGAAAATGATTCGGGGATTGTTTGTTCCTGAAGAGGGTACAAAATGGGGGTCGTTTGATTATTCTAGCCAAGAGCCAAGGTTACTTGTTCATTTCGCGGCCAGTTTAGGTGGGGAATACAAGCATCCAGTGGTCGATGATATTGTGTCTGAGTACAACTCAGGGGATGTTGATCTTCACCAGATGGTTGCAGACCTTGCGGGGATCAACCGCAAACAAGCCAAGGTTGTTAATCTTGGTATCATGTACGGAATGGGCAAGGCTAAGCTAGCAGAGCAGCTAAGTATCTCGGTTGAAGAGGCAACCGATTTGTTGGCTAAGCACAAGGACAAAGTTCCGTTTGTTAAAGACCTCGCGGATCTAGCTACGAAACAAGCGGGGGCAACTGGTCAGATCAGAACACTTCTTGGCCGGCGTTGTAGGTTTGATATGTGGGAGCCAAGGAGTTTCTCCCATGAATACCAGAAGCCTTTGCCTTTTGATGAAGCGATCAAGAAGTGGGGACAACCGTTGAGAAGAGCCTTCACATACAAAGCTTTGAACAAACTAATTCAAGGCTCCGCTGCGGACCAAACTAAGAAGGCTATGGCAGATTGTTATGCCGAGGGTCTTTTACCTATGTTAACGGTGCATGATGAGCTATGCTTCTCTGTAGAAAGTAACGACCAAGCCCAAAAAATAAAGCACATCATGGAAACGGGCTTGTCTGATGTGTTAAAAGTGCCTTCAAAAGTAGACGATGAACTGAAAGATAATTGGGGAGAAATAGAGTGAACGAAAAATCAGCAAAAGAATGGCTAAAGAAATTTGATTCCGTAGGTTTGAAAGACATGCACCCCATGCAACGGAATGCTTTAATGGAGCTAGTCAGTACCGCGGTTAACCTAGCCGCTCAAGTGGAAGATCAAGAAATCTTAAGAGATGTTGAAGAGCAGGTTGACGAACTAGTCAAACTGTTTGGTGGGTTAGGAGTTCGTGTGGAACAAGACACAACGTTCCACTAGTTTTGACGGTTGGCGATTTGTGCATTGAGAGCCGCAGTGTACGGATCGCCGCCTAATAATTCGGGGGCAACTGGCCCTGGAGCACGAGCCTGAACAATAGGTGCTGGGGTACGCCTCTCAGTAGAAGGGGTACTAAACGATGGAGTTAGATTACCTTGTCTTCTATCCGTAGAAGGGGTGCTGAAAGATGGCGCCTGTCTAGGCTGCGGCGTTGGATTTTGTCTAGGTCCAGTGTCAGGTATTAAAGACTTGCCTCGCAACATACGTTTAATTTCATTGATCTCGGTGTTCGGAAACAAATCATATGTACCCGCATCCCGCATCTCTCTACGGTTTTTCGGGGTCACATCAAAGGGATCAAACTTCCCGCGCATGATTGGGTTGATTCCACCGATACTTTCTTTCTTGAAAATTCTACGCATCTCCGAGTCTTTTAAACCCATAGCACGTAGGTCTTCAATCATTTGATAGAACTCTCTATCAACACGATACTTGGCTTCATTGGCCTTAACAAAAGCATTTCTAAAGTCACTGGTTCCCGCGTTGTAATCATCAGTGATTCTATTAAAGATCGCTTTTGATTTAGTTCTAGCTTGCGACAACCTAAACCCACCGTATTCCAACCCTTTTCTAGGGTTGAATGACTGCGTTGATAGGCCTGTCGCGGCTCTTAACAGTTCCGTAGTGGCATTTCTAGTTCGGCCCATCTTATCTTGGCTGTCAATGATACCTCTATCTGTTCCAAATACACCACGAGCAAACCTACCTGGCTCCAACTTCCCGCCCGACACCTTGAATGGGCTGATGCTCGGCATCAAAGTGTCCCCAACATGCAGTACTTTCTTTACGGTGCGCCCCCAAAAAGAATCAGCTTCATTATAAAGTTCACGGCCGCTAGAGGTTCTACCACCACGTACCGTAGTGTCAAACAACGCCTCGGTAAACATAGCCTCAGACATGAACGGCTGGACAATTTCAGCCAAGGTAGCTTTGCCTACATCTTCAATGACTTGACCAACTTCTTTTCCCTCACGCATGGCATCATCAGCTTCATTGACCATACGATTAGCGAACCGGTAAAGCACGTCATATGGGTTTGATTGGCTGAAGTTAATAAATTCTATGTCACCATTCTCATCCCTACCCACAGGGAGTAATACGGACCCCTTCTGCCATTCAGGTGCAAAGGATCTTTTGTACGCATCCATTTCTTCACGGCCCACTCCAGACACTTGGTAGGCCATTTCTAAAATAGCGGCAGGCACAATCGCTGTCGTTGCGGTGAACGATAACAGGCGGTTTCTTCCGCGGTTTCTAACGCCCTCTATGTCCGAGGCCATATCATCGATGCCTTGCTTGACAATATTGAATCCAGTACGATACATCTCTGCCGGAAAAGAAATAAAGTTACCTACGGGTAATTTCCTACCGAACTTAACAGCTTCTGACGCTGCCTTATTGTAGTTTGGAACGGTGTCTCTTACGATCTGAGCAGCACGGTTCTTGATCAAATCATCTAGGTCGTACTCCCCTCGGCGCAAAGCCTCCCGTGTAGCTATGTCCATGTCCGCGCCATTTTTAGTGAGGTATGCTATTTTATCTACATCACTACTGCCCTCTAACGCATGTTTTATTTTTGCTTGTTCAGCATTGTAGTTAAAGTATTTCCAGAAATCATCGGAGCCTTGGTAGATATCTTCAAAGGGCTTAAGTTTTTTGCCGACCTTTTTGGCAACATTCTCTCCAACGATAGCTTCAAACCCTGACCGGGGATCGCGGCCCGATATGTCCAAGCCTTTCATAAGGCTGTCTTGTATCTCTCTCAACTCCGCCTGTGTACCTAAGACCCCTCTTCGGTTAGCGTCCATTAGGTCTGCGTATATAGCATCCGCAGAAGTCTCTGGAGTTTTTCCTATACCCAACATTTTGTTGCCAACAATCTTGCCCGTGGCACTTG